GGAATAGATTCTTTACTTGACGGTGGCACTGAAAAAAAGAAAAAGAAGAAAAAGATAGAAGTATAATCTATCTATGGTGATGGAAATAGCGTGCCCGTATTGCGGCACTACCCCTGCGTTTGTGTACAATGATAATGATGTAAAAATGTTTTTATGTCATGGATGTCAACGTAACCAAAGATATGATACTATTATTAACAGCCTCTCTAATAAGTCTAGGCCTAGCATTAACAAGCAAGTCTCCATCAATCATAGCAGCATCTTATCTGATTTGCCGAGGGCTTCTAGTCTTCACGATTCTCATGAGTGCATACAATTCTTACGGAGCCGTAGGATTCCTGTTAGCCATTATAATAAGTTTCTATACACTGAGTTTCTTGGAAGCTTGGTTAATAGGTACGGGTACAATCTCAAAGACGGCCAAAAAAAAATAATCATACCATTTTATGACAAAGAAGATAAGCTATTTGCTTTACAAGCAAGAGCTTTAGATGATAGTCAACCAAAATATATCACTATATTACTAGATAAAAGCAAAGATAAAATATTTGGTTTAGAAAGATGGGATGAAACTAAAGAAACTATAGTAGTAGAAGGTCCTATTGACAGTTTATTTTTGCCTAATTGCCTCGCGATGGCCGGTTCGGATATGGCTAAAAATAAATATCTTAATTCGGACATGATAATATGTCTAGACAATGAACCGCGAAATGCAGAAATAATTTCTAAATATTCTAAGTTTATTGACAGAGGTTTCAAGATAGTAATTTGGCCTGATAATGTAAGAACAAAAGATATAAATGATATGATATTAGAAAACCTCAATCCTCACAAAATCATTCAAGAAAATATCTATCAAGGTCTACAAGCGAAAATTAAATTAGATAACTGGAAGAGAGTATAATGGTAAAAGTTAATACCGAACGTGATGGCTTGTTGGCAGATTACGCAAGAGGAATGTTAAGAGATTTTTATATGCGTAAAAGCGAAAAGTCTCCCCAAGAGGCTTATGCTAGAGCAGCAACAGCATGGTCTAAATTTAAAAATAAAGAAGATAAAGAATTAGCACAAAGACTATATGAGTATGCTAGCAAAAAATGGTTTATGTTTGCATCTCCAGTTTTATCAAATGCACCAAATGGTAAACCTAATGAAGATAAAGGTATGCCTATATCATGTTTTTTAACTTATGTACCAGATACCTTAGAAGGTTTGATTGGTCATTCATCTGAACTAAGATGGTTATCAGTTTATGGTGGTGGAGTTGGTGGCCACTGGTCAGATGTCCGTACTATATCTGATATTGCACCTGGACCTATACCTTTTTTACATACAGTAGATGCAGATATGATAGCATATCGTCAGGGTAAAACCCGAAAAGGTTCTTATGCTGCATATATGGATATTGGTCATCCCGATGTTATGGAATTTTTGCAGTTGAGAATACCTACAGGTGATGTACAAAGAAAAGCACTGAATATACACAATGCAATTAATATCACAGATGATTTTATGAAAGCTGTGATTGCAAATGAAAAATGGGATTTTATAGACCCTAACGATCAACGTGTCACCGATACACAAAATGCTAGAAAAGTATGGCAACAAATATTAGAAACAAGATTTAGAACTGGTGAGCCATATCTAAACTTTATTGACACCGCAAATAAACATCTTCCTGCACCATTGAAAAAAGCTGGTCTTAAAATCAATGGTTCTAATCTCTGCAATGAAATCCATCTACCTACGAGTGAGGATAGAACAGCTGTATGTTGTCTATCTTCACTCAACCTAGAGTATTATGACGATTGGAAAGACACTACAATAGTGCAGGATTTGATTACAATGCTTGATAATGTATTAGAATATTTTATCAAAAATGCACCAGATACAATATCAAGAGCAAAATACTCAGCAGCTAGAGAAAGAAGTATAGGTCTTGGTGCAATGGGTTTCCATTCATACTTGCAAAGAAAAGGATGTTCTTGGCAAACTGAGGTTGCAAGAGAGTATAATACTAATATATTTAAAGTAATAAATAAAAGAGCACATGAACAAACAGAGTTATTGGCAAAAGAAAGAGGAGATTATTTAGACGGTGATGGAAGTGGTAAACGTAATTCTCACTTATTGGCAATTGCTCCCAACGCTAGTAGTGGTATCATTCTTTCTACTTCTCCTTCTATTGAACCGATGAAAGCAAATGCATATACACATAGAACAAGAGCTGGAAGTTTCTTGGTAAAAAACAAATATTTAGAAAGAGTATTAGAGAATATTGGAGAAAATAAAAAGGGTGTATGGAAAAGTATTATTACTAATAAGGGTTCAGTTCAGCATCTAACTTTTTTAACTGATGAAGATAAAACATTATTTAAAACAGCAGATGAATTAGACCAAAGATGGGTAGTACAACATGCAGCAGATAGACAAAAATATATTTGCCAAGGTCAAAGTGTTAATTTATTTTTTCCAACAGGTGTAGATAGAAGTTATGTTAATGATGTACATGTTAAAGCTTGGAAAGAAGGATTAAAAGGTTTGTATTATTTACGTACTGAATCAAAAGTAAGAGCCGAAACTGTATCTGATAAAGTTGCAAGAGTAGCTCTTGTTGATAATGACAGAAATGTAATATATGGAAAAGACGACTGTCCATTTTGTCACATGGCAAAAGAAGAATTTAGAATTCTAAACATACCGTATGATTTTATTGATATTGAAAAACTTGGTAAAACAGCTGCGGAAGTCACTGGAAGAAAAGATGTTAAGACTGTCCCACAAATTTATCTTAAAGGTGAATATGTAGGTGGTTATGACGAGTTCATGGCTCATATAAATAAAGGTCATGAGGAAAACGATGAATGCCGAGCCTGTGAAGGTTAGGCCTAGCGAAGGAGGAAAGTATGGCTGATAAAATTAGTTATACCGAGGAGCTTCAGACGATGCTTGATCGCACAGTTGCTAGAGGTAATCCGAATGCACAAGATATGAAATCTTTGTGTTCTGTTATCTTTAGAATGAATGAGCGAATTAAAGCATTGGAAGAGCAAATCGTATTAGACGACAAAAAGTAAATCAAGGAGATACATATGACTGTACTAGACGAAAGTAAAGCTTACAAGCCTTTTGCTTACCCGTGGGCCGTTGAGCTAACTAAAAAGCATGAAGAGGTGCACTGGGTAGAAGACGAAGCTGAACTTTCAGAAGATGTACAAGACTGGAGGACAAAACTGTCTGTCCAGGAAAAAGATTTCATTGAGAATATCTTACGTTTATTTACACAGTCAGATGTACAAGTTGGTTCTAACTATCATGAGTTCTTGATACCTAAAATGAAGAACAATGAAGTTAGAAACATGTTAGCTTCTTTTGCAAATAGAGAGGGTGTTCATCAAAGAGCTTATGCTTTATTAAATGACACTCTTGGTTTACCAGAAGAAGATTTCCACAAATTTATTGAATACAAAGAAATGGCTGATAAGCTAGACTTCATGGCGGATAGTAATATTACATCATTATCTGGTCTCGCTCTAGCATTAGCACAATCAGTATTTAATGAAGGCATGTCATTATTTGCATCTTTTGTAATGCTACTAAACTTCCAAAGATTTGGTAAAATGAAAGGCATGGGTACTATCGTAGAATGGTCTATAAGAGATGAAACTCTACACGTACAAGGTAATGCTAAATTGTTTAGAACATTATGTGATGAACATCCTAGAATTGTAAATGATGAACTTAAATCCAAAATTTATCAAATGGCTAGAAATGCTGTAAAACTAGAAGATAGATTTATAGCATTAGCATATAAAGATAATAAAGTGGAAGGTTTAGAAGAAGAGGAAGTAAAAGAATATATTAGACATATTGCTGATAGACGTTTGCTTCAACTTGGTCTCAAAGCGAAATTCAAAGCAAAAGAAAATCCTTTACCTTGGTTAGATTGGGTACTAAATGGAGTATCACATGACAACTTCTTTGAAAAACGTGTGACTGAATATTCAGTTGCAGGTATGGAAGGTGAATGGGGATGGGATTCAGTAGCCGTATCCTAGCGGGTCTTCCCATTTATCATAATCATCTATAAAGTCTGTTAAATCTTTATCAGTAGAAATTGTTGCTGCCATTCTTGGAAATCTCCATGAATGATTTACTACTTGGTGAGGTATATCAACTCTTATTAACATAGCTTTATCTAATACTGTTTCATTAATTAAATCACACTCATCTTCTTGATAGGACCTAAAGTCATTTCTTTTAGGTGGTTTATCTACATGTGGTTGCCACCATTTAGTTGATGATTTTTCACAGTTAAATAAAGGTATATTAATTCTAGTACGTATAGGAAATGGCGGAAACTTGTCATAATATTCTTCCATTGCTGGGTCCATACGGTATCTTTGAGTTTGTAAATCCATAACAATATCATCAGAATGTATTGGTGAATGTTTATCCCACATACAGAAAAAAGCTACATTAACTACATTACCATATTCTGCTAATCCCTTAGATAAGTGTGGGCATTTTTCTAATGTATCTTGAAATATATCTGGGTAGCACTGTCTCCAAAAACCAGCTTGTCCTTTGTGTTCATTTTTTATTTTTTCTTCTATCATAGCACGTTCAAATAATTTTTGTGCATTTTTACCAGCGGCTCTATCCATCTTCTTGCCAGTCCAACTAATACCACTATATAAGTACGGATGTGTGACTTTAGTATACTCTTTTAGTTCTTCTACTATAGTATCATAATGTGGTATGTTTACTTTCTTATAAGTATTCATGTAAAGCCTCATTATCTTTAAAGTATACAGATGCTGTAATTCTAGGAAACTTCCAACCTTCAATAACTACATTATGTGGTGTATGTGAATCAAATATTACAGGTTTGTCTAATATTACTTCATCTATTTTAGTCATCTCATCTGGATGAAATATTACATCAGCTTCCATAATATTACTGGCTACTTTTTTATTGTTTGCAGCATGACCGGCAGCTATGTAATATGGAAAAGGATAATCTTCACCTTTTGTATTTCTTGGATTTGTTCTTTCATACCAATATGTAGTAGTCTTCTCATGCACATTTAGTACAGGTATATTAAGTTTCCATTTTGCATTTGTATTACCTTCATTGTCAGTGTACATATCAGTGTGTATAGTCATAATTGGTTTGTATAAACATATAAGAGAAACTGATTTAATTTCACCAATGTGTTCTACTAATTTTGGTAGTGCAGGCACATAATCTAACATATCATCATGTGGATATGGATAACAGTTTCTTACAACTTCAAGGTCCATATTATACGCATACTTTTTTTCTACTTCAGTAACGTATTTGTATAACTCATCCTGGGCTGTTTCCCAGCCAGGTAAATTAATATGTTTCCAGCAGTTCTTCATCTTCAAATCCTACAGTCACAGTGACTCTTGGAAAATTCCAACCTGTCACAGTCACATTATGAGGTACATCTACTCTTAATATTGTTGGTTTATCTACTACAACTGAATCTATTTCTAACATATTTTTATATGCAAAGTTATTATAGTGAGTTCCATCAGGCATTAATATTCTAGTTGGTTTCCATTTTAAATTTTCAGCACCTAATCTATCGGCTACCCATTCTGGGCTTTGGCCCTGTGCATCATCATCTACACTTGCAAGTGACACAGCTACTCTTGCACCATTTACATTTCTATCGTGAGGTTCTTCATCTTTCATATTTTGTTCTAATATTTCTACAGGTTTTTGTTTCCAAAATCTGGTGACAGATTGTTCGCAATTCATAACTGGCATATTAATACGTCTACCAGCTGCACCTTTACCATCGGCAATAGCATCATAATTATCAGTGTGTATTGCAGTCCATTTATCATGCATTACAAAAAAACCTACTTGTCGTATTTTACCAAATGTAGGTTCTAGTAAATCCCATAATTTAGGACATTCTTCTGGTAATTGTAAGTAAGGCTGTGGCCAACATCTACGCCACACCATTAAGCTCATACCTAATGCAATTTCAGGTTTTTTATGTAAAACAAATTCTTTTAGTTCAGCACAGCATTCTTGCCAGCCATCTATTTCGAATTGTTTCCAATTAGGTACATTTGATATTGTCATACAGGTTGGTCTCTAGGCTCCCATCTTATTGGTGTAAATTCTTTTAAGTGTTTTAATCTAAGTCTTATATGTATCATATCATTTAAACAATCAGGGTCATCTCTTTGCTGCCATTGAAGTAAGAACTCTTGTACTTTAGCTTCATTCTTTTTCTCACTTTCAAAGATAACTTCTTTAAATAAGTCATCCTCAGTATACTCTTTAATAAGTGTACTGCTACCAAAATACTTTTCAAACTGTTTTTCTGTCTTACCTGAATATCCAATATAATATCTGCCATCAGGAAAATAAGTCACATAGACTCTATGATTTTTTTTGCTCGCCATAATAAATACTCCATTATATAAGTATTATATTTATTATGAGTATCAAAGCTGGAAAAATTTGGGGTCAAACTGAGCTGATAGCTGCTAACGGCGCACTTGAATTCCACCGCATAGAGTACAAAGCGGGATATAAATGTAGTGAACATGAACATAAATTCAAATGGAATGGTTTCTTTGTGGAATCAGGAAAAATGCTAATTAGAGTATGGCAAGAAGACCAAGAAGGATTAGTAGATGAAACTATCTTGGGACCAGGAGAATTTACACAGGTAAAACCTGGTAAGGTTCATCAATTTGAAGGTATTGAAGACGGTGTTGCATTTGAACTATATTGGGCGGAATTTAACCACAACGATATAGTGAGAAGAACCGTTGGCACAAAAATATAAAACAAGAACACATAAAGTTTTATTTGACCATGACAAACCGTATGGTCATAAAGTTGAGCCTAACAAAAAGAAACAAATACCACGCAAAAAGAAATATAACCAAAAGTTATTAAAAGAATGATTCTTAGATCATTTGCCATAATGGCAATTAATTATTAATCATAAAGCCCTAGGGCTCAGTATAATTCTATTAAATATTTACGTGAAAGCTTACTATAAAACATGGAAAGCCGAGCATCCCAAAACCTGTAGAGTTTGTGAATTGATCAGAGATTTCTCGATTTTGATTGGCACTATTACTATGCCCATGATACTCGCATTAATAGGGAACTACGGCTACTACTAAGTAAAAACAATTTCAACCGAAGTTGTAGCATAGATATCACCTAAAAACAGACCACCATATAGTATAAATAATACGAGTTGCCAATTATGGGACTCATTTGTAAACTTGCTTAATAAGGAGGAAACTATGAACGCAATTACATTCCCGCGGTCTGCCTTTATTGGATTTGACCGTCTTTTCGATGAATTAAACTCAACACACTGGACAAACATCGAGTCCTATCCACCACACAATATTGTAAAAACAGGTGAAGATAAGTTCGCAATCGAACTTGCTATTGCTGGTTTTGGTGAGAAAGATATTGATGTCACAGTCAAAGATGGCGAGTTAATCATCACAGGCAAAGTTGATGGCAAAGAGAAAGAATATTTACACAAAGGTATTTCATCTCGTAAATTTGTTAAGACTTTTAAACTTCAAGAATATATTGAAGTCACCAATGCAGCCATTACAAATGGTTTGTTAGTAGTCGAATTGGAATATAAGCTTCCAGAAGAAAAGAAGCCTAAAGCCATTAAGATTAATAAAGGTGAGCCTGAATATCTCAAAGGCTAACATAAAAAAGCTTCTAGTAGTGGTATAAATATAGTACGGCGTTGGTATACGCTGAATAAAACAACCAACAAAGGAAACATTATGTCGCTACTAGAAAAGCTTAAAAAAACTTCAACCGTAAAATCCACAGCAGTCTTATCAGATTCAGCATTATTCAATAAAAAAGATATGGTACCAACAGATGTACCGGTTTTGAATATTGCATTATCTGGTTCTATTGATGGAGGATTAACACCTGGACTTACTGTCTTAGCAGGTCCATCAAAACATTTCAAATCAAACCTGGCATTACTTATGGCTCATGCTTATATGAAAAAATATCCAGAAGCTGTTTGTTTATTATATGATACAGAGTTTGGTATCACACCTGAATACTTAGAAAGTATGGGTGTAGACCCACAAAGATGTATACACACACCAATTGAACATGTAGAACAACTTAAGTTTGATATTACAAAACAATTAGAAGAAATAGATAAAGGTGATAAAGTTATTATTGTAATTGATTCAGTCGGTAATTTAGCATCTAAAAAAGAATTAGAAGATGCACTTGATGGTAAATCAGTAGCAGATATGTCAAGAGCTAAAGCACTTAAATCATTATTTAGAATTTGTACACCTTATCTTACAACAAGAGATATACCTTTAGTTGCAGTTAATCACACTTATAAAGAGATTGGAATGTTTCCTAAAGATGTAATGGGTGGTGGTACTGGTATTTACTATTCTGCAAATCAAATATTATTTATGGGTAGGCAGCAAGAAAAAGAAGGTACTGAAATAGCAGGTTATCACTTTATGATGGGTGTAGAAAAATCTAGATTTGTAAGAGAAAAAACTAGATTACCTTTAAGTGTCACCTGGGAAGGTGGTATTAACAAATGGTCTGGTTTACTTGACATTGGATTAGAATTAGGCTGGGTAAACAAACCTTCAGTAGGTTGGTTTGAAGGTACTAATCCTAAAACGGGTGAAGTAATT